TCATATCAAACCCCATGGCACCACTTACAAATTTACTATATGCGTATGCGTTATCCCAGAGCCAGTGTTTGCGCGGATCATTAAGGTTTAGGTCAACTCCAGCAGGCCATATACCGCCAGCTTTTGGACCGTATAGCATATTACTCGCAACGATATGCGCATAATCACCATTCACTCCAAATGAATTTGCCGGGGCGCTTGCCACTGTGTGTATTGTTTCTCCGAGAGACGTTAAGCAGTCAATTGAGTCGACCATGCCCTGATGAGTCCGCAAATCCTGCGGCAACAAATAACGCATCTGATTATCTACGCCAAGACCAGACACATCAGGATTCCTAAATTCGCGGAACTGATGACTCATAAGCATCACGTACTTGCCATTTGCGCCGAGCTCATCAACCACGTCCTCCAGATAATCTAAATTGCTAAAATCACCACCAGCAGCTCCTTTCTCATAGAGTCCCCATGGCACAGACAGCTGGAAGCCTCTAAAATTAACGCTCTCTGCTGCCCAGTTGAGCCTATCCACCCATTTTTCTCGCGTTCGACCACTAAGCGCACCAGCGCCGTGCATTGCCTGGATAACCGCGTAATGTGGACTCAAATTGTGCGGTTTTAGATAAAAGCCGGACTTAAATGCCTCGGACGCGCTAACGACCGTGCGCTTAGGTACATACGCCCTTCCAAAAGGATTCATGCCCATTACATTCTCACCATTAGATCAACTTCGTTCAGTGTTATGATGTCATTAACAGCGCCAAGAATTGCACGCACGTACATTGAGTAAGCCGCCGCAGTGTTGATTGACGAACTGACCGGAGCTGATGTAAGTCTAGAGTACCCAGTAATTATTGATACTGGCATCATGGTTTTTTGCGAAGAAGTTGATCCGAGATTTTTTACAGTAAAATTGCCGTAAACGCCGAAATCCGTAGATAGCGACATATTAGCGTTAAAGACTCTAGCAGTGCTAAAATCAAAAATAATGCGCTTTGTGTTAGTATTTTGGCCACTGCATTCAGCTCCGATGCTTCCCGTCAGACTAGACGATGATAATAATGGCGGTCCTGCCATTGTCAGTAGCGTTAATTCGTCGGTTCCGTTAGCCAGCGCTACAGTAGGCACACCCAAAGTGCCGCGAGCGACATTGAGAGTGTAAGTATTAACACTATCAACGCTCAATATTTCGTAGAGTCCAGCGGTCCAGCCAGTGCCCGCAGATACGTAAACACTTGCGCCCACTACAGTACCGCCCGTCATTCCGTGCGCCGTTGCAGTAATTTGCAGATTACCACCGTTACTTGCTACAGCACTGGCTTGCACAGAAGGGGCGGTTACCTTAATAGGTGCTGGTAACTTATAGGTTACAGCAGCGCCATTAAGCACAGCCCACTCATTAGCGGTAGGATCGCATTGATAAAATACGCCACGTTGACCGATTGAGGTTGCTTTGCGTACCTCATTGTCATTTGTGGTAGCACTCGGAAAAAGATCCGGTGTAGCGTTTGTCTGTGTCCCTGCGATATTAACGCCGCGAAACATTAAGCCTGTAGCAGATCCATCAGAACCAACAATAACAGTGGGTATGCGTAAAGAGTTTTTTAGTTTTTTAAATTCTGCGCGAAAATCCATTTAGATTAATCCTTTTTCTGTGAGTAACTTTGTTAGTGCGTTTACTTGCTCGGATAATTCTTTGACTGTCTTGTATTCTTTTGGCTGCTTGACAGTTTCAATTTCTTGCTGTTTAATAGCTTCCTGTTCGGTAGCAGCAACATGTTCAGGGATAAATTCATCAGAAGTCACAAGCGCATCATTTACGCGTTTCATTTTGCCTATCTGGATATCGTCTGGTAATTTACCATCTTTGCGCTCATCCCAGACAACGCGAGAATCATCAAAGTAACCGCCACCCGCACCGATCTCGATAACTTCTTGTTTTCCGCTTGGGGTATTAACCAATAATTTGCTTGACATTAGATTAACCTCTCAATTCTAGCCGCCGTGAACTCACTAGAGTTTGTTGTCCATACAGCTCCATTGGTAACAAACTCTATTGTATCACCTGTAGACATATACGTGGTAATGGATGCGCCTGCCTCAACACCAGCGGGGCCACCTATCCTTAATAATTTTTCTGCAGCAGTCAAAGAATCGAAAACCGTAGTCCCAGCACTCGCTTGATTTTTTGACAAACCGAATTGTTTCGTCGCCAATTCAGAGTATGAAATATTGTACAGTCCGGGGAGAATGAAAGTAACTTTACCGCCTAGCGTGGCGCTATCAGTATAAGTCCATGCAGTACTTTGCCCGGTGTTTGTTACCGTAGTGGAGAATCGTCTTTTCATTGTGCTCGATGACCCATGCCCATTACCAGTATGGATATGCAAAACATGCTGCGATGCAATCAATGACGGCACGGCAGCAGCAATAACTATTGTCCAGGCGGTTTTAGTTCCAGATCCCCTAAAAGACAGATTAGTGAAAACCAATGTAGTTGAAGTATAAGATTTAACTTGGCCAGTCATGGAATTGGTCGTAGGAGCCGCCGCGTCAGCGATGGTTATCCACATTCCTGGGTAAAAAGATTTGTTAAGTGAAACAGTAAAGGTCTTATCTCCAAGCGTATCAACAACATTGCTTGTTGAGCTGGTGTCTGTTATCGAGTTAAAATTGAGTGCAGATACAGCTATGTCCATTTGTGATGCCAATTCAGGCAACGCCGCGATAAACGCATCCATAGCTGGGACGAACTCTTCCGGTGTTTGCGTGCGTGATGGTAACGTTGCTGGAAGTGCTGCGGTAATTGTCATTATGTCAATCCTTCAATTTCAATGGAACAAACGGAAAAAGCATTGTGTGGAATCTCGATATTAAATTCTTTGTAAAATCCAAAGACATACGAAGCGCCATAAGTGGTAGCACCGATATAAATTGCCGGAATAGATCTGTACCCAGCGAAGAAATTGTGCAGCGCGTCGACCGCCTCGTTATCAACCCGCATCAATAGCGACACCTTGCGCGAATAGCTACGCTCGACAATTTGATAATTTCCAAAATCGTCTTGAGTCTTTACTGAGTAATCCTGTATGCCTAGCTGCATTCCGTAGCCAGTAACGCCCGCCTCTAGTTTGTGCCCGATATAACACACTCCGCAAAGTGCAGTTTGCCCGGTTGCCGTTGTGATTGTTATATCCATTATGGCGTTCGGGTATTTTGGCAAATCAGAAAACAGGATGTCATTCTTGCGAACAATCGGCTCAAAGCAATATTTGTAATAATCTGTTATGCCGTCTATCTCCACGCCAGCAATATCGTCGTTGTAAACCTCACCGTCAACAGAGTCAGTGATAGTTACATTGACATGGGTGCAATCGATATTTAACAGCGCAACGGTATCGGATATGCTGTTAAGCTGATATGAGTTTGTTATAGTTGTTACATTAGCCGTCTGTGTTGACGCGCTTGAGTCATGCATACGCCAGCGGTTTGTACTGTCAGCACGTGCCCAGTAACTTGTATTAGTTACAGGAGCATGGCCACCGATAGCCGTACTTCCGACAGTTTGCGATGTGCTAACAGTGTACGTGCCAGCTCCGCCCGTGCCTGTTAGGAATGCCGTTATAGTCGTATTAGCTGTAACACCTGTACCGCTCAAGACCATACCGATTGCAAATACTCCGGTAACAGTGCCGCCAACTGTCAGTGTTGTTGTCGCTATACTCGATGCAGATCCGCTCGCGCTAGGTAGCAATGCCTCATAGACATCGTGCCGTGTAGCCGCAGCCGTGTGAGTGCCTGACTGAGAGCCGCTTGTATTGATGCCAGCACCGTTTGGTTTGCGTGCAAGGTTATATGTCGAGTCAGTTTTTCTGCGAACGAAATATGTCGTTCCAGCCACGATTCCAGTAGGTAATGCTCCGGACGTGGTAAAAGTGATGGCCGTATTATCAGGTAATTGCGATTGCGCCCAAGTCATTACACAAGGCGATGCAATAGTAAATGTCACGGCAGCAGTCGGGGACACAACCTGTCTACGATCACCAGCAACAACGGCTCCAGTGGTCGAGAATGCTGTGTACTCTGACTCGGTTACATTGCTACTTATCAGGTTAGCGTCACCAATAATAAATGGCGTAGCTGGTATTATTGATCTGATTATGTCCATTATGCGGATATCCTCTCGGGCGGCATTCCTTCTCCGTCCCACTTGTCAAACCTGCGATTCATACGATTGTTTGCAATCGTCAGCACCTCGACAGCGCGAGTCAATTGCTCGATCTGTCCGCCCATGTTTGCGCTATCAGTGGCAGTCAATACCTGCTCATTTTTATGGATCATTGCCACACCTGTACGTGGCACAACGCCGCCGACATCGAAACTAGCCATTTCGTTTTTAAGAAAGACTGCCCTGGATGATGCCTCGGTTGCCATCTTCCCTAGTGATGATTCAGCGGACCCTTTAGCACGGGCAAAGTCAAGCACGTTACCAAAGCCAGCGGTGTTTATATTCCTGACAGTTGATAGCGCATCCTGTAAATTAGATGATGCTGCATTACCATTTTTTAATTGGCTTAATGCTTGATCTAAACCCATTGGATTAATAGAATTTATTGTGTCTCTAAATGATCCAACTAAAGACTCAAGCCGCTTGATCTCTTCGCCCATACGTTGCATGATCAAGCCACGAACATCGGTAGCAGTTTTCTCCGCGACATTTGCCTTTTCACTAATCTGGAAAATGTTACCTAACACAGGTGCAATCGTTGCAGCACTTTTCTTCACTTCATTAAACGCTGGTGCAAGTTCAAGCAGCGACAATTTTAAATTGTTCGCCGTGCCCGTAGACATGATCATTTGCGCAAACTGATCGCGCGTTAAGTCTGCTGATAGCCCTAGATCAATTAATGCTTTCGATAGGTTTCCTGTTTTAAGCGCTAACTGTTCCGATTCGCTCAAAAAGTTTTGGAAAAAGAAAGATGTCTCTTGCGCTATTTTTTCTATGCCGCCAGCTTGATCAACGAATGCGGTCCTTGCCTCGATTGACATGGACATAATCAAATCTCGCGCACCTTGTACCGACATGCCAAGATTCTGTGCGCCTATGGTCAGCGCGTTAAACTCGCCGTTAATACGCTGGATCGCCTGTGCTGATGTCTCTCCACGCTTTGCAAGATCTGTGATGGCTGGCAAAAAGCCTGTAATCATTTGATCGGTTATAGCCGCAATCTCTGCACTGATCTGTTCCTCAGTCAGAAACTTGCCTTTCTCAGAAACAAGATTGATCTCACGGTTAAAACTATTCAGGCTATCTGTGCTGATGCCTAAGTTTTCACCGATGTCTTTGAGTGATCCTGATACGCCCGTTGCAGTCTCATTAAACAGGTCAATAATATCGCGCGATTGTTTTCCTAAGCTATCCGCAAAAGCCTGTAATTTATCGTTGTCAGTAGTGACCTGACCTGTAACAGCATCGACGCGCGCAAAATCATTTTTATTGCTGCGGAAAAGTCCTCCCTTAGCTACAAAGTCTGTGTTAATAGATCCGCTCTCAAAACCGCCTTGTCCTATGCTTCCTGATAACGTTGTTTCTTTCTGTTTTAATGGTCCGCGACCAAACAAACCATTAATCAACGGTCCGAGCACCGGAACAAAATTAAGCACGTCACCAGCCATGCCGCCTAGTTTTTTATCACCTGCCAGCATGCGCACGATCTGATCTACAGCAGCAACAGCTACAGCAGGACCAGCGAATGACGCAACACTTGCACCCAGCGCATTAGCTCCGGTCAATCCACTAGCTCCCCACAAAGTCTGCGCACCACTAGCAGCCGCCGCACCTGTACCGCCCATGCCGCCAAAGAATGCTCCAGCAGATCCTGGTAACATACTGCCAGCATTGCTCAATAATGACGGGATTCCAAAGCCGCCCTTAAACATTGACATAGCACTGCTGCCCATGCTAGCAAAGTTGAGAGCGCCGCCCATACCACCACCAGCAGCCGCGCCTGAAAACATGCTCGCAAGTCCAACGCTCTGTGCAATCTTAAGCGCCGCGAACTCTGACATTATCCTGCCGACCGTACTGATAACACTTTTGACCATACCTTTTAAGCCATTGTCGAAAAAGTTAAATATGCCATCAGCTAGAGAAGATTGGATATTCCTTCCGGCCTGCATCCAAAGCTGGCTTACTTCGTCAGTTGTGTTTTTTGTCGATACTGCCACCTGTTTTGTAGTGCCAGCAAGTTTTGCAAGCGCACGGTCATATGTCTCGACCGTTAAATATGGTTTTAATCGGTTGAGTTCTTCTAATTTTTTATTATATATTTCCTGTTCGGTAGCTACTGATTCAGTGATATCCCGAGCGCGTTTTGCTTCTTCTTCGTATTGGCGCAACAAATAAAGCTGTATGTTGTATTCTTTGTTTTGCTTTTGGACAGCTTTGATTGCAGATCCAGTCGCAGTAGGCATGCGCTCTTGTAAGTCGATTAGTTTTTGTTGACCCTTAGTAGCTTGCTCAATCTGTTGATCGCCATTAACAATGGTCTTGATAAACTCAGCCGTACCCTTGGCATTGTTGTCAATCGATTTAAAATAGCGGTCACCGATCTGCATGGCCTTGCTAAAATCTAAATTGGTTATGGCGATAAATTGCCGCGCAATCCCATCAATTGCGATACCTAAAGATTTTATTGTGCCCGCAGCAGTGGCGACCGCTATCACGATGCCCTTTAATACAACGCCGATACCTTGACCGATCGACGAGAATAGTGTTGCCGATCCGGTTGCTTGTGTAAACGCATTCCCGATATCAATCAAAGCAGGCAACAAGCCAGATACAAAGTTGTTTTTGGTGGCTGTTACATTGCCATTGAGCACGGTCAAGATGTCATTAAACTGGTCGCTTTGTTCAGCCAGTCGAGTTGTCATACTACCCGATTGCGCGTAGGCTTCCATTTGACCCTCTATGGCTTGCCTACCTTCATTCAATAGTGGGATTAGCTCGCGTCCTGACTTGCCAAATATTTCCTGAGCAATAGCAGCCTTTTGAACGCCGTCCCGCATTGTGGAGAATCGGTCGGCGACATCTAGCAGGATGTCTCTCGATTGCCTAAAATCTCCGCTTGCTGTTTTGGTATTGATTGATAGACGTGCAAAAGCATCGCTTCCCTTAGCCACATTACCGTTCATTATGCCGATGGCTTTTGCAACATCCTCGAGATTTGACCCGTTTAACTTTGCAGCTTTGCCTAATCCGCCTAGTTCTTCTACGGTTAAGGATGATATCTTGCGCAGATCATTAAGCCTATCACCAGCGTCAACAACGCCCTTAATCATCGATGCAAACATGTCTATCGACAAGCCTACACCGATAGTGCCCAAGATATTATTAATGTTTGATACGGTGCGGGTTACTGTAGCCTGAGCGCTAGACATGTCTTTTGATAACCGCGCCAAATCAGCGGCCATCTGTATTTCCAGCATCCCTACTACATTAGCCATTTAATTGATCTCCGCTGGTATTAACGCTTTCATCTGCCTACGCATTTTGTCTGTGATTGCTTGCGCGTTATGTGCTGATAACTCTTCACTTACGTATGGTGCAGGGCAGTTCTTTTCTTGTGCCGAAAAATACTGATTTGCATACTCGCGTGACAGCTTGCGCATAAATTCAGATTCCCAAAGTTGCAATTCACATTCGCGCAGATTGCACCATGCTAACAATTCCTGACTGCTTAACGGCTGCTCACTAAAACCTATATCTTTCAAGTACTCTACGATATGCGCCGCATCGATGTCAGGCAAATCAGGTTCCATCCCGTCATAGATCAGCGCATCAATCCTGCTTTTTTTAGCATCTTTTGGCACAGCATAAAGCCATGCCAATTGCCTTATGTATAGCGCTAAGCCTTCGTAGAGTCTTGCGTAAAATTTGCCCAGTCTTCTAGCTTCTCGCTTATCTGATCTTTAACAAATCCGATAGGACGATGGCTATAAACAGCGACAAGCAGTGCACGACCTTCTTTGCCTGGGAACCATGGCTTAATGTTGTCAGAGATTGACTTTGTACAATCAGCTAAGAAATTAGCTTTACTAAGTAAATCACGCTCTTCGTCAGCATCAGTTTTGCCTTTTTTCCGCATCATGTCGATAACAGACGCGTTCTTTTTAGAAACTGCACGGGCAAATTTAACTGAGCCAGGGCTGTAAATCTCAACCTCTATTTTCTTGCCATCATCGGCAATCATCGGGCTGCCCAGCGCATCATTCAGGATAACTATTTCGGTTTCTTTAACTTCATAATCACTTAGTGCCATTTTGTGTCCTTTAGAGTGGTTTAAAACTTTGTTGCCTGTGCCGAAAGTGCCGCCACTCTAAGGCGGTCAACTTCCGGTCAGTGCTCTTTATACAGTGCCGACGATTACGATGTCGTAAGTAACTCCGGTTGTACCAGCACTATTTGTTATGGTCAGCAAATCGCCTGTTCCAGCGGTCACTGCGATACCATTTGCGTCCGGGGCAATCAATGCAAAACATGCGCCAGGCGTTAATGCGATGCCATCACTCGCAGCCATGAAAGCTACTAAGCCATTAGCAGCCGGACGGGTAACTTGCACATTATTGGTGTTGGTTGCAGCCGCTTTAATGATGATCGCTTTTATCTTTGTAAAGGTCAGCGTAGTACCGTGAGAGTCAGTCAAGCCGCCAGCAAGGTCTAAGTCCTCTGTACCTGATGCCGCAAGTGTGCGAGTGTCAGCAAAAGCCTCATTTGCTTGATTAGCTCCTGTGCCATTGGTAAACGAAAAATTTGCACCGTAGCGAATTGGATCTGTAACGCTACGAAGATCCAGCGAACTAACCAAGTCTAATGCAACAGATACGCTGACGTTTCCTGATAATGTGATAGCCATTTTTTATAAGTCCTTTATACTAAAACGTCAACAAAAATCGTTCCGCCGCTTTGCCCGGTAACTGCGAATGTACACTCAACCATGGGTATGTCATTGGCTCCACCAACGGTAACAGGCATGCCCGTAATCATGGCCATAAAATAGCGCTTGTCTCCGTTCGGAAAAGTTAACAGCACCGAGTATGCGTTCTGTGATGCCAGTGCAGCAGCAAGCAAGATTTGACCAGCATCGTCTGTATCTTGTGCAATCGAAATAGGAGGTGACCCGCCGTCTTTCGTGCCCTTGAACTTTTGCAAAATGCCTGTTTCAAGATCGGTGAAAGTAATAATTTCTTGTGATACACCGATTGGGCCGATGTTCTCAATGCTTCCTACTTTGGTATAAGATAGAGCGCCATATCCGGCTGCGTCATACGTCGCCGGAACTGATGCGCTTAATTTGATTGTTGCCCCTAACGATGTATTGACTGCCATTTTTAAATGCTCCTTTGATATTTCACCATAAAATCAACACTTTGCATGTATAAGATAACCTCGGAATCATAGAAGTCTGGTCCTATGAACTCTTCGATTACTGACTTACACATGACTGATTCACTGCTTAAAACAAATAATTTTTCCACTGCCTTGCAAGCATCGCGCACAGTGCGCAATAGTGCCTTCTGTTCTGTATAACTTTTAGAAACCACCGTGACTTGTATGCGTTCCGTCTCTAATCTAATCATCTCGCTACCTGCTAACGTATCGCGCATCTTTCCGCTTATCTGAGTTATCCCTATCGCCGGCAAAGTCGTACCTATTGGGATAACACCAGCTATAACTTGCGTAGTTGTCGCAGCATTAAGCAGTTTTTTGATAATCGCTACGCCGCTCATTATTCGATTCCTAGTTCAATGTCAGCAGTGTTAAGGCCGTTCTTTGTTGCCAAGCGCTTTTTAATGTAGTCAGCCGCAGCCAAAACACCGTTATTAGCTTGAGAATCTAATGCTGGTCGCATAAATGGGATGGCTTGCATACCTGGATGGTTAATTTCTCCACCCTCTTTGCTAGATAAACTGTGCGCCCTTGCCCCGGTCAGTTCAATTATTGGAGCGTAGAAAACTATCGCGCCGTTTTTGCCCTTGCCGCCTGCTATTAATCGTGCTGTAACTTTACCCTCGCGCTTGTCTATGCGTGCCGATATTCTTATAGTGTCCCGTAATGCGCCCGCATAATGTTTATACTTTCTTTTGTTATTTTCTGATGGTTCACCAACCGGACAGTTTTGTACAGCCGCTTCCTTGATTGGTTTTAATCCTGCACGCAACGCGCCACGCATAATGTTTTTTTCTATCCGCAAAGGAAGTTTTTGCAGATAATCATTAAGCTCTGATAACCCTTTAACGCGAACTGTGCTCATTTATTACTCAACCACGAAGTGAAAAGTTCCGGTTTTAGTATCGCCGCCCTGAGCAATCACGATCTTTATCCTGTCTTTAGCTATGCAGATTGGCTCTAATACCGCAGTGCCGCCACCAGCATATAAAGCAGCAACGCCAGCAGTGCTGTGAGTCGCTTGTCTTGGTGCAACGGTTGCACTTGCGTTTACATCAGCTTGGGTCCAGATCGTTTCGCCAGTTGCTTCTGATGTAATAGTAAAATCTACGCCAGCCGCATAATCAGTTTTTACGTATCTAATCTGTGATAATTTGCCAGTGAAATTCGGTGTATAAGCAGTAGCAGAACCATCGGCAATCGTTGTTACAGCAACTTCAAATCGTTGGATAAAGCTCATGCTGTGTACCTCTCCGCTATAAATTCCGACATATCACGATAACCAATCTCAGCCGGACCGGACACAATCTGATAAACAATGCTATCGATCACA